GTCAGTGCCACCAAACTTTTACTAGATATGGCAAACTAAACCTATGGGCCTTTTTACACGTGCTACCGCTGACAGCCGCGAACCTGTAGTAAAGGCCGCCGCCGGCAGCAACGTAGGTATGTCGCAACTCGATAACTTTTATGCGTTTACGCAAGGCAATAATCGCCAACGCGCTATGAGTGTGCCGGCCATTACTCGCGCCCGCGATCTTTTAGCGTCGGTCATTGGCTGCACGCCATTAAAGCAATACCAAGAAATGTGGAACGGCGAAGAAATGGAAGAAATAAATATCGCACCGCGTAGTTGGTTGCGACGTTTAGACCCAGCGCTACCAAACAGCACCACGTTTGCATGGTTATTTGACGATCTTTTTTTCACTCAGCGGGCGTTTTTAGCGATCACCGCGCGCACTGCTGACGGTTTCCCTAGTGCGTTTCAGCGTATGCCTAGCGCCATGGTATTAACCCAAGATCAGGCAGGCCCCGTTTTTTTTGCACCGTCTAAACAAATAATGTTTAGCGGCTTGCCAGTAGATCATAGAGACGTCGTACAATTTATTAGCCCTATACAGGGTTTGTTATTTACTAGCCCTAACGCTGTTTTAACTTCGCTTAAATTAGAAGCCAGCCGTATGAGGTCAGCAAGTAATTCGCTGCCGAACGGCGTTTTGCGCCAAATTGGCGGTGAACCGTTATCGGCTGAGGAGTTGCAGCAACTGTCGCAAAACTTCGAGGCCTGTCGCATGACCAATACCGTGGCCGCCTTAAATGAGTTTGTTACCTACACCGAAACCACTACAGACCCCAGTAAACAAATGTTGGTTGAGGCCTCAGAATATCAGGCGCTAGAAATAGCCCGGCTAGCAAACTGCCCGCCATATCTGTTAGGCGTAGCAACGGGAAGTTACTCATACCAAAACAGCACACAAGCGCGCCAAGATTTGTATATGTTTGGCGCCAAATTGTTTATGGACTGCATAGCCGAAACGCTAAGCGCTGACAACGTGCTACCACGCGGCACGTACGTAAAGTTCGACATAGAGGACTACCTCAGCGAAAACTATTTAATGGAAAAAGAAAACGACAAATACGACACTGCCGAAACTGGAGTAATGCCCAATGCTTAAATTAACCCAACAAGAATTAACACTTGACGCGGCAGGCCCCGACGGCATGCCACGCCGCACACTCGCGGGCCTTGCCTTGCCGTACAACGTGCAGGCCACAGTAAGCGACGGCACTAAAGTTATGTTTATGCCGGGCAGCCTTGACGCTGGCGGCAAAATGCCCAAACTATATTTGGGCCATGACAGCACGCAGGCTGTAGGTTTGGTAACCGCCATGGTAGACACACCCGGCGGAATGATGTACGAAGCCCGCATAAGCGAAACCACGCTAGGAAACGAAGCGCTAGTACTGGCCGCTGACGGCGTTCTAGACGCAGTATCGGTAGGCGTAAACCCCACAAAGTTTAGTTATGACGCTGAGGGCGTAATGATTATTGAGGCCGCCCAATGGCAAGAATTAAGCCTCGTGCCGTTTGGTGCGTTTGCTGGCGCGTCAGTAGATCGAGTGGCCGCCAGTATCCACCAACAGCCCGACGAAGTAGAGTTAAATAGTGAACAGGAACCCGTAGAGGAGAATAACGAAATGTCAAACCCAGTAGAAACCCCAGCCGTTATCGAAGCCGCACCATTGGCCCAGCCATTGTACGCGCAGCCACGCAACTTTAAGTTGCCAACTGCTAGCGAGTTTATCGCTGCAACATTGCAAGGCGGCGGCGTACTTGCCGAAATGAACGCACGTATTCAGGCAGCAGCGCCAAACATTACAACCGCTGACACCCCGGGTATTTTGCCTGAGATCATTACCGGCACTGTTTACGACGGACTTAACCCTATTCGTCCGTTCGTTTCTGCAATCGGCGCTAAGGCCATGCCACAAAGCGGCGCAACATTCCGCCGCCCAGTTATCACGGTACGCCCAACAGTTACCCAGCAACCAACCGGCCAACTTAACCCGCTTGACCCAAGCACTGTTACCGTTGCAAATAACAACGTAAACAAATTGACGTTTGGTACTTACGTCACAATGTCCGAACAAGATTTGGACTGGACAGACCCAGCCTCGATCAACATTGTGTTAAACCAATTGGCAATTGCTTACGGTCAAGCAACCGACAATTACGCGGTAGATACTTGCCATGCAGCAATTACACAAACTTCAGCAGTAGCCGACACTTCAGACCCTGAGGACTGGATCGCCGCAATTTACGAAGGCGCCCGTCAGATCAGCGCAAACAGCAACTACCTACCTACCCATATGGTGGTTACACCGGGTACGTGGGCCGCGTTGGGTTCATTGGTGGACAGCACTAAGCGACCAGTATTCCCACAGATCGGCGCTATGAACGCACCGGGCGAACTGTCAGCCAACTCATGGAACGGTAACCCGCTAGGTTTGGTACTTGTCGTAGACAAAAACACACCGGGTTCGTTCATGGGTCACGCAGCAGGCCCAGCAGCAGGTTTCGAGTTCTACGAACAGCAAAAGGGCGCTATCTCGGTAGACGTACCAAGCACACTTGGCCGCACTATTGCCTACCGTGGCTATGCAGCCGCGTTCATGGCAGACGCAACCAAGTTCGTTAAGTTCGTCTGATAACCGAAAGGTAGGCCAGTTATGGCCGTCTACTCGGTCACCCATAAACAGTTACTGGACAACTTCGCAGTACTGCAAACCCTCACGCCAAACGATTTAGTAGTAGGCGGAAGTTTTACAGTTGCAACAGTTGGCGTACCTTTTAACGGCACGTTCACCGTTCGGGCTATACCTGAGTATTTGTTTATTGGCGTAGATGAGTACGGTGATTTACTTTACGATTACGAAGTACCGGTACCTAATCAGGTTCTCTATTCATGCACGGGTAGCAACGTACAACGCAGCGCTGCCAGCGGCACAATTACGTTTACCGAAACTTGCACGTGGATTACGGCCACGCAAATTGAGGACTGGTTAGGTATTGGTACAGCGTCGGCACTTGATACGACATTTTTGACCCAATGCGCGTTGGCCGCTAACAGCCTTGCGTTTACTCGACGCCAAGAGGCAGGCTACATAGACAGCCTCAGCACCTCACCAAATGGACAGGTAACCCTTGGCACCATTTCTTTAGGCGGTTTCTTTTACAGGCAGCGCGGCGCGGTAACAGACTTCGCAGCGTTTGACGGTATGGCCGCTGGCAGTTCGGTAGGCCTTAGCCCGGCTATTAAAATGCTGTTAGGTATCCCACGGCCACAGGTTGCCTAATGCCTGTTGCCTATACAGACCTGTTTAATGAGGCGCTAGACGATCTAGCAGCCACGCTAACAACCGTTACAGGGCTACAGGTAGTAACAGACCCCCGTAACCTTGTGCCGCCTTGTGCGTTCATAGACGCGCCTAGTTTTGTGGTTTACGGCGGCGGCGGAAACATAGTGCAACTGACCTACACGGTGCGCCTAATTACCCTTGGCCCGGGCAACCTTGACGCGCAACGAAACCTTATGCACCTAGCCAGTTTAGTAGTAGGTAAAAACGTTGCCGTAACCGCTGGCCGCCCTACAATTGCTGTTATCGGTGGGGCCGAAATGCCCGCCTACGATTTAACTATAGAAATGCAAGCCCAAACCAGTTAGGACTAAACCCAATGCCATACGAAATTATTAGCCCACGCTTAGGCGAACCCGGCACAGAATACGACGCCGACGGTGCAGCCGCCAACGGCATAAACGTAGCGGCCCTAGTCGAGGGCGGCCTGTTAAAGCAATCCACAAATCAAACCCCAAAACCTGCTAAAACTAATAGCAAGAACACACCAAAGGACTAACCACTATGCCAACCAGCACTTACCTAAGCAACCCAAACGTAACCGTGAACGCAGTTTCGCTGCAGGATCAGTGCCAAGGTTTGGTTTTTACGCGCACCATTGAGGCGCTGGAAAGTACCGCGTTTGGCACCACGTCACGCAGTTACACTGCAGGCCTCGAAAACTCAACGCTGCAACTTGATTTGTACGCGTCGTTTGCTACCAGCGAAACTTACGCCACGCTTAAAGCATTGGTAGGCACCTCGGTAACCGTTTCGTGGTCACCATCAGCAACCAGCCCGGGCACCGCAACCAACCCAACCATGACCCTTACAGGCGCATACTTGGAAGCAATCCCGTACACGTTGGCATTGGGCGCACTTGGCACCGTAAGCGTTACCTTTACTGGCGGCGTTTACTCAGTACTCGAAGTTTAATTAAAGCCGGCAACGGCCCGACACAAAGGCAGGCACAATGCAATTAACACTTAAAGCAACGTTTAACGACGGCACTACAAACACAGTTACCACTAACCTAAGTACGGTGGTTGCGTGGGAACGCAAATACAGGCGCAAGGCGTCAGAAATGGCGCAAGGCGTAGGCGTTGAGGATTTAGCGTATCTGTGCTACGAAGCAACACGCGCTACAGGTACCACGGTACCGGGCAACCTTGACCAGTTCATTAGTTCGCTGACGTCTATTGAGGTAGTCGAGGCCGCTGACCCAAAAGCCTAAACGGCACGGTGCGCCGCGCACTTGCCGAAATCTTAGTAGCAACGGGTTTTTGGCCTAGTGAACTATCATTTGAGTTAGACGATATGAACGCCACCATAGAAATACTGAACAAGCAACGCGGCGGTAAGTAATGGTTGCGCGCGCGGCTATTCCCGAAATCTACGGTATTAAAGAGGCGCTAAAAGAGTTAAACGATTTTGATAATAAGTACCGGCGCGAAGTAACTAAACAAATCGGCGGCGCTGGCCAGCAGATCGTTAGCGAAGCGCGTAGCATGGTAGCCCATTTTGATAACAGCAAACAAAACGGCGCGCCATTGTCGGGCATGGTTCGCGGCAATCTAGTTAAAGGCCGTAATACCAGTTGGAAAACAGATCAGGTACAAAAAGGTTTTAAGGTAAAGGTAGGCGTAAGGGCCAGCAAGGAACGCTACGTAAACTTTAACCGTAGTGATGATTTAGGCAACCGTTACACCAGCCAAGTAGTTTACGGTTCTAAGCCTTATCAACTTATGGTTATCCAACAGGCTGACGCTGCAGGCGCAATTTATGACCATGCCGGGGCAAAAACGCAAGGCACGTTTGTAACAAACCTAGAAGCACAATCCGACGTAGGCGGCCAGCCCCGCGCGGTAGATATTGCGGTAGAAAATAATCGTGAGGCAGTCACCGAAAAGGTTATGCAAATCGTAGATACTGTTATGGAAAAGACAAACCGAAAACTGGTAACACGCCATGGCAATTAACATACCGATTATAAGCAGCCTCGAAGGCAAAGGGTTTCAGCAAGCAATTACCCAACTAAAAGCCCTAGAAACCACGTCGCAAAAAGCGGGCTATATAGCAGGTAAAGCGTTTCTACCAGCGGTTGCCGCTATGGGCGCGCTTACTGTTGCTGCCGGGTACAGCATTAAAGCCGCCGTAGAGGACAGCGCCGCGCAAGCGATATTAGCCAAAACCTTACAAAACGTTACTAGCGCAACCGACAGCCAAATAGCCGCAATCGAGGAACAAATATCGGTAATGGCGCTGGCTACTGGCGTCGCTGATGATGAACTACGCCCCGCGTTTGCGTCACTGGTTCGCGTAACCCAAGACGTAACGGCAGCAACCGACGGCCTAAAACTGGCTATGGATATCTCAGCCGGCACAGGCAAAGACTTAGGTTCGGTTAGTGACGCGCTAGCAAAAGCGTACGGCGGCAACTATAAAGCGTTAGGCCTGCTATCGCCTGAACTAAAGAAAATGATAAAAGACGGTGCCAGCCTTGACGAAGTTATGGCTGCTATGGCTAAAACGTTTGGTGGTCAAGCCGCTGTTGCAGCAGGTACCGCGCAAGGGCAATTTAAGCGCCTTAACGTGGCATTAGACGAAGCCAAGGAAAGTATAGGTATGGCGTTATTGCCTGCTGTTATGGCCGTACTGCCGTACCTGATCGAGTTTGGTAATTGGGCTGCAGATCACACCGGCACACTGTTAGCCGTTGCTACCACTATTGCCGCAATATCTACGGCGCTAATCGGATTTAAGGCCGCGCAAGTTATCGCTAACGCGGTAACAATAGTAACTACCGCGCTGAATTGGTCACTGGCTGCTAGCGCTGCTGCTGCCAATACGGCCTTAACGTTGGGCGTAGGTGCTGCCGCTATTGCTGCCGGGCTAGTAGTTGCTGCTGGCGCGTTTATGGTTTACAAAAACGCCACCAAATCAGCCGTGGAAGGTAATCGCACGTTCGGCGGGTCACTAACCCCACTGCCACCAGCCATTGAGGAAGTAGACACTGCTATAGGCGGGGTATCCGATAAGGCTAAGAAAATGGCCGAACGCGTTAAA